AAGCTATGAGCTGCGGTTGATGTTGAACCAGCACCACCGCCAGCCGAGTTATATAAGCTACAAGATAATGTATTACTAGCACCAGTAGCGAATATATACGAACCTTGACTACCTGCACCTATATATTTAGCTATAAGTACCTGGTTAGCGGTTGACCAAGCATCTAACGATACCCTTACTCGTATGTCTATATCGCCTGTAATTGATAAAGCAGCACTATCAGGTGTAGAAGCGTAGTTGCCAGCTACCCCAGGTAAACGTAGGTAACTGCTATAGCCTGTTCCTGGCGTAGATACAGGCGATACTGAGGCAATCATGCAGGATGGAGCAGTACCAGAAGTACCATAGAGCTGGATATTGCCAGCACCCGTCAATTTTACCAGTTTGAGCCTATAATAACCTGTTGAAGTGGTCGTTGGAGTATAAGGAGTACCAAACTTAGCAAATCCCCACCTTGTGCCTCCGCTGACAGCATATGAATAAGCGGTTGCGGTAGCAGTAGTATCAGACCAAGTTGACCCATTGTATTCTTGGAGCGTAATCGTAAATGAGCTGTTAGCAGGGAAGGCACTAAACGGCAGGTAAGCTCCACGCCACGAATCAGATGTATTAAGAGCGGTTAGAGTGTTTGTATACAGCGGTGTAGCCGTTACATACCCATATGGGTTAGCCTGGCTGATGGTACTTTGAATCAGAGTAGCCCATGTAGAGGTACTACTCCAATCACCTGTTTGCCATGCGCCATACAAAGCCATTACTGATTCACCACATCACCGACTTTAAGCCGTTTAATACTTTTTAGCTTGGCAGCGTAATCATTTAGTATTTGCTTAATCTGGTCTTGAATAGTATCTACATCGCCTGATAATGATTGACTACTTGCGATAATGGTCTTACCGTCCTGAATATCAAACACAACCGATTGCTCTCCGTTTAATGATACGTCTGTTACTGATGTAATGATTGCTTTCATATTTTTCTCCTAAGAATAAGTTACCGTTGCCCTGTCGTCCCAAACATTATCAAAATTATCGTTGCCATCTGCCCAAAGTTTAGTTAAACCAGGAGTATCTAACACTTTTATTTGCCAAACAGAAGCAGATTCAGCAGAACCAATTGCAGCATTACCAATATAAGTACGCGTGCCTACAGTTTCAATCCTCGTAGTTTTATTTGTAGTGCCAGAGATGCCTTGTATCGCTGCAATAGTTTCGTCTTGTTTTGCTGACGTTGCGAGCGCAGAAGTATCAACAACAGCTCCACCACCGCCTCCGCCAGCTCGATAGAAATTAAAACCGTCAGTTAAACGAACGTTAATATATTCCCCTGCATGAGCTTGAGTGTAAGCAATTTCTACAGAACGCATTGCATCTGATGGTAAACGCTCTACGATTGCAGCAAGTTCGATTCGTAATTCTTCCGCCGATATAGCATTAAGGTTTATTTCGGGTGAAAGAACCATGTTTGTTAAAGCTTGTTCAACATTAGCTAGGGAAGTACCGATTGTTTTTGAAAGCTCTATTTGATTCGCGTTTGAAGGATTGTCTTTGACTGCGCTTAATAGTTTAGAAAAATTATCTTTCAAACTAACATCAAGATTCTGGTTTGAATTTACTACAGCCTCAGCAACAGAAGTCGCAAGCTCAGCAATAGAACCAATCAAAGCAGAATCGCTCAAGCCAAGAGCAACTTCATTGGCTACTTTCTTAGCAAAACGAGCAACATCAGCATCTTGTTTCTGTTGAGCTGCTTTCTTTTTAGATGCAATCTGTTCGATCTTATTAGCCATGATTTAATCCTCTGCTAATAGTCTATCGACCTCATCATCAATGGCTTCTTTTGCTGCTTTTTTAGCTGCCTTCTCCGAAAGTTTTATGATCTCATCTTCTAAATCTTTACTCAATGATGGCTCTAAAAGATCGTTAGTAATATCAAAGCCAGTAAATTCTGGAGGGTCAAGCTCATCTTTCATTATTGCAACCCATATACAGCGACAACCCATATGTATTGGTGGGTCATATGAGGTGCGCTCATATTCGTCGAGCGTTAATACTTTGCCATCTAAAGCTTCGCAAGTAGGACAAGTGCGATTGTCTAGCAATGCTGAATATTGGTAGCCGTAAATGTCGCTAGAGAAAGCATCGAAGGCATCTTTACGACCTAGATTTACACCCATTGCTATAGCTATTGAAGCAGTCAAACCGATATTGTCGTTATAAAACGCATCATATAGGAGGCTTAATCCTGCAATAATATCGCTCGCTGAAAGGTTAGTGCTTAGTTGATTTTTGCGTTGTGCTTTAGTTACTTCTGTTTGGATTTTAAATAACAGATCGGCAAGTTGTTTGTTAACAACAGTGCTCGCATTTGTTTGGAAGAAATCTTTAGAACTCTTTGGAGTTGCAGGAGCTTTAACTGCCATCTCGTCAGAAGCACCCATCTTTCCGTAAGTGTAAGCATCTAAACCAGATTCTTTGAGCACTTTAATATATTGATTTTTAATATTCTCATCAAAAATAGTTTCATCAATCTTGCCATATTTGCCAGCTGCTAAAAGAGCATCAATCTTACTTGTCGCGCTTTTCATAAGCTCGTTATATATCGGGCGAATAGTTCTTTCACATTCAGCTTCAAGAGTATTCATCTTGTTATTTATGCCAGCGAAGTTAACTCTTAATTCTGCAGGACTCATTGCGCGTCGCCATCCGTCATTGTTCATAGCTGCAAGGTTATGCTTCGAGTTATTTACTGGAGGAGCTGGCGGTGCTGGGGGTTCTGGTGTTGGCGCTTCTGGAACTGCAGGCTCTACAACTGGTGGCATCGAATCAGGAACAGCTTCATTTAATAGATCAACATCAATATCTAGCTTGTCCGCGATCTTTTGAGCGACACCCTTCGCTATAGAGTCTGGCAATAAGCCTTTCTCGACAAGCTTAATGAATGTTTGTTGCAGCAAGTCCATAGTGGAATCGGTAATGTCCTCAAATTTGAACGTACCGTATTCTGGTGTAGCAAAATTATAATCGTATAGATCAGAAATCAAATAGCTTGTTAGATGGCTAGTCAAAGAGTTGCGAATAGACATTAAAGCTTGAACAAAGAAGTCTGATTGATCTTGCGATAAAGCATATGAGCCGCCACTGTTTGAGCCAGTGCCTAAAAGAATGAACATTGCTAACACTGAGCGTGCCATTTCGTTATTCTGAAACTCTATGAAAGGCAAAAGATCAAGTTTGTTATTATCGTTAAGCGATGTGACTTTATATCCGTTAGGAACTCCTGCAGTTGCTCTCACACCCAACATATCTATTTCTTCGACAGTGAGATTTAATTCGGCTTGGCTCGCGCCTTCCTTACCTTCAATGATTTTCATTTTGAAAGCATCAACTTGAGCTTGCTGTTCAGCTAAATATAACAATCGTCGTTTCTTATCGAAGTTTCCATAAGCAGAAGTGAAGATTGAACGACCTCTAAGATTTTTAAATTCTTTACCATACGTATATACAAACGAACGCTCTAAAGGAATATCGACTTCTTTATATTCTTTCCCAATGAACGCGTTTTGTCTGAGTCCTGCAAAGCCACCACGATCATCTTGCATCATTGTGATAGTTGTAGGGTCGCGCCAAGCCACTTTTTTGTAAACTATTTTCCCATCAACAACATCTAGAACTTTCTCGAACGCTGAGAAACCTTCAACAACTGCACGTAATGCTTGAGCTAAAACAAGACTAATAGGCGTAGACATACCGCCTTTGTGTGGTGGCATGCGCAATGTTTCTTCAACCCATGCAGCTTGTTCAACAGCACTAGGAGATTCAGGATCATCGGCTTCAATAGTCCAGTTACTACCCAGAATTGGCATAACAATCATGTTATATAAAGCTTGAACAGTACCATCGTTATCAAGCATCGCTTTGAATTGCTCAACTTTAATATCGTTATCATCATCGAAATCGAAACCGAGAATACTAGACATGGCAGTACTTGCGGAAGTACCAATCTCTGCTCCAATAGGAGGTGCAGGAGTTGGCTTGTTTGACGACTCTGCAAGGTTCGTTATTAGGTTTTGTATCTTACCCATTTATTTCCTCATACGTCTATCAATTTCGTCTCGAATATTTCTTCCAGCGGTTGCAGTTACGCGTGCTTCGTTGCCTAGTATATCAGCTAATGAATAGATGAATGAGTCTGCGCGGTCACACGACTTATTGTTATATCTTCTTTTCCATTCGTCTTTAGATTCTACTGCAAGTCCTTTACTTGTATAATAGTATCGGCGAGTCGATAGTTGCATGATTAGTTTTTCGTCGTTTGGTATTGCCAACTCGCCTGCCATGAACATTGTTCGTGCTCTCCACCATAATTGTGAAGCTAGATTTGCGAACTTTAAACCGCTTGGGTCTGGGAGTGCTTTACCATTGTTTTTTATTTGCGTGATGTTGTCATATTTTTCTTTATAAAGAATGTCATATACTCCACCGCCAAGTCCATCGACATCGATATATATTCCGTCAGGGTGTGGGCTGCTGAATTGTTTTACAAGATCGACAGTGTCGGTGATTGAAGTATAAGGGTCGATTAGCTGGCTTGGCACATAACCGCCATAGCGTGGAGTCAGAACTGTTTCATCAGAACCGAATCGTGCAGGGTCGACACCAAGATTAAATTCTCCGCCTTGCGTTCTTATTTTCTCGCGCCACTCATCAGTTGCAGCACTCTCAATACA